TTACCAGGAAGTAGAGTAACAGCTGGTGTCTTAACTCTGAGCCAAACGTGCAATAAATAATCTGCGGCTCTACTAATGTTAACAGACCAAACACGATCAAATCCAGCAGATCCAGATCCTTTTGTTAACATTACAGGTACTTGTGTAAACCAAGTGCTTTTTCTAGTCTCTCGAACAAAATAGGTATATGCACTACTTCCTCCATATGAATATTGTTCAATCTCGTCATATGTTGCGAGATCAATGTAACCACCTGTAAGATTTGAAGATGCTGACGACATTTTATGTTGCTAATATTTTTTTTCCATAATATTCCAATTTTTTTCCAATCCTGACCAAATTTGGTCAGGATTGATTTGTCTTATATTGAATCAAAAATATTTATATTATAAACATCAGACTTTACATGCACTTCCACCTTATGATCATAATAGCCATTGTGTATATTATACAATTCAATTTCAACTTCTTCTCGATCATCTCCTACAACGAGAATCAAACCGATTGAATCACCCTCTGTGTATCTATGGGGCTTTTCAAAATATCTGATTTCGTGTATCTTATCTCCAATATTCAAGTCTGGCATGTTTATTCCATAATCTTCGCAGCAGAGAACAATATCTTCAATCTGCGCCATGATATACCCATCATTATCTAGCATGATTGCAACCGTTACAGGCATAACTTCATTATACCTGCAACCACCAATGTTTATATCGGTTATAGTATTATAAGCCATTTCTTAGTTTAAAACTAATTTAATGTTTAGTTAATCTTTATTTATTTTCAACTTTGCATAATAACTCTTGGTGAAAACATTTTTTTCAATTGTTTTACCATTTTGTAATGATTTTCTCTGATTTTGTATTGACATTTCATGAAATCTACTGAACCAATTACGATTGGTAACAACTGATCTATTGGATTTATCAATGCATCTAGATAATATAATTTATCTATTGACAAATATCTAGATCTTTTAATGAAATATTCAAAATCTTCCATTTTATCTCCGACTTTTACCGCTTTTGTATTACGATCTACGATAACAAATTCTAATCTAGATCCGTCATCAACCGGTCTACCTCGACTCTTTATCAATTCTGCCAATCTTACTTGAGGTGGACATTTACTTATTGCATATTCTTTTTCAGTCATTCCATTTAATGCTTTTAATCTTTCATTCGGATCTTTTGGTAATGGTTTTATTTTGTAATCACCCATAAATTCATCGGTATCGTTGTCATTTTCTGTACAACCTACCGATTTTGTTATAACAAAATCGGTAAAAGGTACGATATTTCTAAATAAATCATTGATAGATTCTATAATATAATCTATAATCATTTCTTTGGTTGCATTGTCAAAAACCATTCTAACTATATTCTCATATATACGTCTCGTTATACAAGCGTTATCTCTTCTAACCAATACAACTCCTTTTTTACCGATATTTCCATTACATGTACCATTGCGATCTATACTAGTGTATACATATCTTTTCTTACTCAATATTATGAATTTTTTATAGATTGCTTCTTCAAACTCTAGTGAAATCGAACCTGGAAATTCGTTAGACACCAAACCAGCAACACGAATCGCCTCATCCCATATTTCGGTTGGAGTTGTAAGATGTGGAAAAATAATATACGTCGAATCTGTGTCTGTATATATCCACTTTGCATTATATTTTTCACATACTATATTTGCTGCTTTTTTAATAGATTCTCTACCTAAATATGTAATACACATTGCGCCCGGCATAAATGGTAAATATCCTCTTCTCACACCCATTGCTCCGTATTGACTATTTGCAGATACCTTGTAAGCGAGTTGTTTTTTATCCAATACAATAGCATCTTCTTTACTACAAGTTTTCATTTGATTTTTAACATTCTTTCGAGATGTTAAAAGATTTTGAATAATAGTTGGTATTACACCTTTTTTAACGTGTTCTTTCAGAAATCTATATTTTCTTTTTGCACAAATAATGCAACTAATTTCATTTCCGTTTTCATCATCGTAATCGTTTGAAAAACTCTTTTTAATTTCAGTCAATTGAATTCTAAATGGTCTTTGTGACAATCTAAGTTTGTTTATTTTATTCTGAACAACCGTTTTTGCTTCTTTACCGCGAGATTCATCGCGTTCAATTGTTAATTTTTTTATTTTATTTTGAATTGCGACAATTTCATTGGTGAGCTTATTTGCATTTTGTATTTTTGGATCGTGTTCGCACATTACATGATCTTCCCAAATAAATGTATGATAATCGTCGGATGATAGGCGTTTCGCCTCTGAATCGGTAACAAATGTCGAATAACATATATTATAATTGATCATAATGGAAGGATATAGCGATGCAAAATCCAATGGTACAATGTTTTCATATATACCAGGTATAGGATCTTTTACATATGCACCCAAATATCTTTCACCAGACAGACAATTGTATCCGTTTGATGTTACGATTATATCTCTATTCAAACAATAATCATATACCTGATTATATGTTCGTATTTGTTGACCTTGTGTATATAATTGAAACATACTAACTTTACATACAACAGACATTTCACTCAATGAAATCCAACCATTTATATGATTTAATATATCTATACATAGATTTGAATCCTGAACGCAATATTTTCCAACTCTTGCCATTTCTTTGGATCTATAAGCAATAAATATTTCCTTGTAATTGACAGGATCTTTTTCTGCATTGACCAGATTTTTTGCTACATTATCTAATTTATAAGTATCAAATTTATAATCTCGTTTTACAATTGGTAATAAATCTAAAATCAATATACCTTCCCAATCGATATATCTCGATTCTGTGTTTTCATTGTGTCGCTTTTTTTTCCTGAAATTTGATGAAATTTTCTTTTCTTGAGCTGGTATAGATTTATTAAATCCAGCCAATTTAAATTCCTCCAATAGCCCATATCTTTCGCATCTTTTGATCATATATTGTATATCAAAACCTAGAATATTATATCCAGTCAATACATTTGGTCTTTCTTTACTCAGTATATTTATAAATTCTTTCAATAATTCTTCCTCACTTTTACAAGCAATTACTTTTATTCCATTTAACATTTTATCAATCTGTTCATCTAAATCTATTCCGTCTAGCGTTATCAATATTTTTCTTTTAATACCACCGTGTTGGAAAACACAGGATGCTTGAAATATTACATCTTCTGGTCTATTTGAAGGCATAGATGTCATAAAGTCTGAATTTACTTCCAAATCAAAAGCCATAATCTTTGGATCGACCTGTTTGGTGCACGTAGATTTATGTAAATCATTACATTTCACAATGTATTCTTTATCGCACGATGTTTTTTTCTTTACTCTTTTACCTTCGAACGCAATCCACGTCGACATTGGAATTGATCGTAAAGATGTCAATTGTAAAACTGGCGTTGCATGTTCTTCATGTATTTTAAATTTTGGATTTTTTTTGACTATTGAATAAATCAATCCAAGTTTACTTCGAGAACACATTTGAACAAATAAAAACTTTTGTCTATCAAATCTAGAATATAAATGATCCTTTTCTACAATTTTTGTCGCGGTTGTCAAATTAAACAATTGTCGTTGTAATTCTTCTACATCTTCTTCGTTGCGCGGTATTTCAATGTATATATATGGATTGAAATCGTTTATTTTCAATACAACCGAACAACCATCCTCGTCTATACCATAGCATCGTATAGATGTCGAATATTCACCATCATCAGTTGTCCATGAATATACAAAGATATTATTGGTCATTTTTAATACATGTACGTTGTGATTTATAAATTAATCACTTTCACTTTGGTTTGAAAGTAAAAACAACTATAAATAGAAAAAATAATAAAATCGACATGTAATATATAACAGGCGGTATAACATTCAAATCTGGTATAACACCTCCTCGTGCAAAATCACAATTTATATTTACGTCATTATTGGAAATTTTAATATGTTTATCCTGTGTAAATTTATATACTTGTTGACATATATTATCTGGACAATTTCCAACCTTGTTTTCATTTGTTAAAAAATATCTAGTTCCATCTGAACAAGGTATATACCAACATTTATCTGGATATGGTCCTGGATCTATTTTGCCGTAAACTGGATCACTTTGTCTATTCCAACATTTACACTCTTCCAATCCAACTTGTTTGGAACAGATTTTTTGAATAAAATCTGTTTTATCAGTTTCATTCAATCCATTATATTGTTTTCTACAATAATCACCCATAACAGTAGATGAGAAAATTGGATTACACGTTATTCTATCGTCGAAACAACCATCCCATAGTATCTTTTCACAAATTGGATTCATTTTTTGAATGTATAAGTTATTAATAACAGAAATCCTAGAGCCAAAAGTATAGAATAAACCCATGTGATTTGAGGTGTAGACGAACTACTTCCACATTGAATTATAGTTTTATTGTCTTCAACATCTACACTTCTTGCTTGTGATATATCATAAATAACCTGACATATATTGGACGGACATTCGTGGTGATGAGTTGGATCTGCATCTGCCAAATCAACGTCAGATGGTATAAAACCACGACCACCATCCTTACATGGAATGTACCAACACGAATCTAGATATGGATTGTTTAATTTTAATTTTTTATAAATCGGATCATCATTTCTATTGAAACAAATACAATCTTGCGTATTCCACCGCGAACAGTAATCTGTCATCCAAGAATCCTTTTCCAATCTAGATAAATTATTATAAGCTTTTGCACATAAATCAATCTCTCTATCATCTGTAGAAAAAACACGAGAACAAGATTTTGAATCGATTGGACAATATTCAGACGGTGATTGACAGAAAGATTTCAAAATTGGATTATCAGAAACATTAGGGCCATATAACGCAATAGAATTTGTTGCTTGATCCAATGTTGTTATCAACATTGGATCGTACACGCATTGGACATGATCATCGAGTTGTTGTATAGCTATAACTGGATTTTTCCCATCTTTGGTTTTACCAATGTCACACGAAGATCCGAGTACATTTCCATTTTGACAACATTTTATATTGAAATAATCAGACGTTTGAGCGTATTGACTTATATATTTAGTTTCACACAATTTATCGCAATCCGTTATAACACCCGATATCAAACCGACTGGATTATCAAAACCATAAATAGG